ACAAGGCGTATGCCACCAGACTCCCAACTCGAAAGACAGACCTGTCAATCGAGTTCAGAAGGCCATAGAGGTCCGTATGTCTAAGAGCTGACTTACGGATCTTGTATGGCGTGACGCGGAAACCGTGCCAATAATCTGCACCGCATGACTCTCTGAAAGGCCCGTGGTAAAACGACTTCTCGGTGTTAACCGAGAAGCCGCAGAACCCAAGGACCTCCGTCAAGAGTAATGCGGAGCAGTCGGAGATAATGATATCATCTCCGTAGACACTGAGGGTATCACCCCCGGTGACCATATTGGCCCCTTCACCTAGAGCATAAAAGACGAGAGTCTCTAATGCAAAGGTGAAACCATTGCCCATGGACGAGAACTTCTCGTACGTGAGTGAGGTGCCGTTTGGGAGAATCCCGGTTTTACACCGGAGATCATCCAAAAAGGCGAACCACTCCCGAGGGAGTAGTTCCTCAACCAAAGCAGAGCACAGCGTATCGCTGGCGCTGCGCAGGTCAATGGTCGCACAAGAGCTACCTAGACTCGCCTGACTCGTTACTTGGGCGAGTTTCTGGTTGCGTGACTGGTCGCATATCGAGTTACCAAGGGCGCTTAGCTTTTCAGCTAAGAACTCATGGACCCCGAGCTGCAGCCAGACATTCAACGCAGGTTCAATAGCGATTGTGCGAAGGGTCGTCGCGTTCTTAGGAACGAAGACGACGCGGTTGGACTAAGCGATGTCATATCGGAGGGAACGCTCGTTAACGGCGATCAGTGCCTCGCGCCACCGGCCTGACTCCACTAACAGCCTTGCATAAGGCAAGGTTGTGGCAGTGCAGCACAGGTCAGTGTACGCGATTTTATATGGCAATGAGCACCGGAAGCGATTGTTCGTCCCGATAGCTATCCCAGACCCCGGGTGCGAGAGAGATAGGATCCGCTGGAAAGTGGACCAATCTAACTCGTCCCCGAGTACTCCCCTTATCCACTCTTTTGCGGCGAGAAGAACTCGCTTGACGAGAGGGGATCTGTCACCCGTCCGAAGACGCAGATTCGCCTGTTTACAGGCAGCCTCTGCGACAAGGAAGGATGCCAGAGCGGCATCAGCACGGAGCTGATTACTGCCCTGGAACGGAACGTGCGTGAGAAAACTCACGAACTGCTTCCGGGAGTAGTACTCTTCAACCCCGAACTCAGGGCGAGCAAAACTGTCGCACAGACTTTT